GTCACGCAGGGGCAAGATTTTCCAACGTAAAAGGGATCCTCCAGCAGCTAATTGATGGCGGTTGGACAATTCAAAATCATCCAAAAGTTTGCTAACATGAAACTTAACTGTGCGTTCCGCAATGTGCAACCGCACAGCCAATTCTTTGTTGGAGAGCGAGGGATTTTCTTCTAAGAGATTTAAGATTTCCCTACGGCGAGGAGTAGGCTTATCGTTCATGGCCGCCATTCCAGGCTCACGCTTTCGCTCGCCAATGCGTTTTGGCGAAATCTTACCGTTGTCGTTATCCGAACCACGGGTCGTAGTAAGGTGACCCGTAAGGCCGTCACGTCCGCTAACCATTGAGCTACCGGCTGGCCAGCGATATCTAAAAGCGTTACACGATAACGGCGTAAACCAAAAACTACGTTCGATAAGTCCACGGAACCATCCGCTGCCAAGGGCAGCGCAGCGACGGCTGTCTGTGTTCCATCGTCAACTATGGCCAGTGTACCGGCGCGGGGCGTTTCTGCGGTCTCGGTGGTATCCAAAAACGTGGCTAACAGCACTGGTAATGTCCAGGCATCCCCTGAAAACACAAAAGCGCCACGATTGCCGGACTCGTCCCGCGCTGCTACGGCATACCGATAACTTTGCCCCCGTTCCAGGCCTGTGTCCGTGAAACTTAGCGCAGAAGAACGGTTCAGGGGTGCAAACGTCTCACAACCCACACCCGTGCAACGTTCGATTTCATATTCTACAACGCCACGATTGTCCGTGGCAGCCACCCAAGTTAACAAGTTTTCTGTAGGGGTATTTAGCTGGACCGTAAGAGGGCCGGGCACGGAGGGCGGTGTCGTGTCGGAGGCTTCAACGACCGGACGGTCACGGTCACTGGCTATTTCAGTTTCGGTAAGCGCACGACCGTAGATCCTGATCTCGTCCATGCTGCCAAGAAAGTAATCCGTAAAGCCTCCTGCCAAGGGCCAGGCTCCCAACCGTAACGTGCCCGTAACGGTTCCCAAGGTAACGGGCAGGTCGGAACCTATTTTGGCGCCATTTTGATAAAAGCGCAAGTTTAAACCATTGTAAGTCACGGCTACGTGCGTCCACTGGCCAAGCGCGAGGGCCGGGACACCAAATTCACGGTCGGTTCCTGTATAAAAGGCCGGGAAGCCATCCCGAAGATAAAAATCTCGCACCGTACCCAGGGTGATTAAGGTTTCGTAGGCTTCATGCGTTGGTGGTAAGACCCAAGCCGCAAAGGTAAATTGCCCCAGTGTGAAACTCGGACAGTTGACCCTGGCATTACCGGGTAGGGAGATCCCCTGGCCATATTTACCGGCGATTCGGGTTAGGTTGCCAACCAGCGTGCAGTCCCGCGTCGCACCCGAACTATCCACGGCCGTGAGGCCTGCGGTTTCTTCAAAACCAAGGGCCAACAATGGTGCTTGTGCTCGCACGGAGCAAGCACCGAACAACAAACCAATCCAAATCAACCAGCGCATTTTACTCCTCCTAAATAATCAGCCCGTTAAGCTCCAGTGGGCGAACGTCCCATTTCGTGGCCATTTCGCGCAATAATTGCCGCACGGTAAGATTGCCGGTCAATGTTGTTGTAGAAAAACCTAAAGAAAGGGCAGCATCGGTTATGTCGGTTTGTACGCCTAAAGGCAATCGGTTCCAGCGAGTATCCAAAGTAACCGTAGCCCCGAAAATCCGTACACCAGGACGAATGCCACGCAGGCGTTGTGCAAACTGAAATAGGCCAGCAATGATACGCAACGCCGCTCTCCAGGTAAATGTTGTCGAAAGCCAACCGGCTGGAATGTTCACGGCTTCCAATCTGGTTTGCGTAGCCGTTACTTGCAGGGTCGTTAAATTCTGATCCAGATTCAAGGGCAACGCCAACACATCTGCATTCAACTGCACGGCCGCATCACGTAGCGTGTCCATCTTGGCTACGACCAGTGCGAATGGCTCGGCCCCAAAGGGCATCATGGCGCAGCTCACCGCACAGAAATCGGCACGGTATTTCATCCGCCGTGCATCCACCCGCGAAGCCCCGCTTCCCTCGACGGGCACGAGATACAGCCGAGAAAAAGTTGCTTGCGCATGGACGCTGCCTGAGCTACGCCACCATTCCCCCACTTCCCTGACGATTTCCTTTGCTCGCCAGCTCCAATAGATGCGTCGCCGCGTTGGTGGCTGCGCCGCCAAATCGCCACCCGACCAATTGTCCATGCGCGTGGCGCCCATATCGAATCCGCCCGCGCCCACCGAACCGGAAACCAGACTGCTGTCGGTGGCCGTCAGTAGATTCGCGCCGTTACGCTTGCAGGTCAGTGAGCTGCCGGAAGCCTCCAGGCGCACCACGTCGTTGACAGCCAGGTTCGTCGTGTTCGAGGCCAGTTGCGTGTACGTGCCGGCGACGAATTCGGAGATCTCGTTGTTGCTCACCCCGTCGGTGATGCATTGATACGCGCTGGCCACCCCCGCCCCCCCATGGCGCACGCCGGGGCCAAGAAATTGCCCATTAGCTTCCGCCGTCAAAGTCAACTCAGCAAACTGTGCTGCGCCCGGACTGATGGCATTATAGAAAACTTGATTGTCACTCGCGCCGTTCCCGCACAGCGCGTTCGTGCAGATGGTCATCCCGCCCTGGTTCGTGGACCAGTTGGCCCCCAAGGGTGCCGCACGGTTAAAATCGTCAGAAGCGGTCACCGCCCAAACCACCATGGCCAATGCCAGCAAGGCCAGCGTTAAACCTAGGATGATTCCAAGCCTACGGCTCATTTTGCGCCTCATGGTACAAAGCACGACAGATGATTACTAGAACGTAGCCTGTAGATAGCCGCATCATCGCCGCGTCTTTGGCGCGGTATATGGGCAAGATTTTCAATCGAACAGCGGAAGGATCGTACTTCCTGATTGCGGGGTAGAGTTTGGGGGGCTGGACGAACCTGGAAAGTCGCCTGCCTAGCAAAGCAGGAGATATTGGTTCAAATCCAATGCCCCCCTCCCTCTTTGTCGGAGCAGTATCCCTAAGGGTAAGGGAGCGGATTCCTAATCCGCCGTGTGCAAGCACTTCCGGGTTCGATTCCCGGCTGCTCCGCCAAACTTTTTGACGCAGAAACCTCCACATTTTTGAAAGATCGCGTGAGAAACAACTGCTGAAAACCAGGCATCGCGTGTGGGCCACACGCGATCTATCATTGCGGTATTGTCTCTTATACCACAAAATAGCAAGCGCGTGCAAAATGTGTGGAAAATTTCTCATTTCATACCTTGCGTGAAGTGAACAATCCCGTAAGCGAATTGTAAACACTCGTTGCATCGCCTTATTTTGGGACTTATACACTTCACTCCTTTTGTCCCGTGGCAAAACCGTTGGTGATGAATCCGTGCCATCGGCACCCATCTACGCGCTTGATAGATGGAGTCAGAGTCAGGGTTTCAAATGTTTCGCCCGTTCGTGTCCAAGTAGCTTCGTGCACGGGCGGGCCTCCATCCAATGGGTTACTGAAGGGGATGAAGCAGGGGCTGCCACATCCGCATGGGCAATCGAATGCAACGCCGATGCCTTCTCTTTTCGGCACGGGATTGCCGTCGCGGTCACTAATTCCTTCACCGCCAGCACCTACCCAACGCGGGTCTAATTCGATCAGTTTCATTCGCTATCCTTTGCGGGAATCGAGTATGTAATTCCCCTTATTTTTGTACCCGCAAGGTCACCACCACCGTCACCACGCGTGCATCCCCGGCCATGGTGTCGTTGGTGGCGTCGTCGGCATCTCGGAAGATATACAGCGTGAAACGTTCCCCCGCTGCGCAACCCGTGGTGGTGACGGCTGCTTGGGTGGCAATGTTGTATTGATTCGCCGTGCCTTGCGTCGCATCCACCACGCTCTGCGCAGCATTGAGCGCGGCATCCATGGTTTCGCCCGTCGCCGTGCACCCGGTCTGGATGTTGAAGTCCACGTTCCCCGTCACCGCCGCAGCCAGCCAGTAGATATCCACATCTATGTTGCCCGTCCAGCCGCTCGGCAGTTGAAATTCAATCTGTCCCAAGTTTTCATCCGTGGCCGCATCCAGATCCACCACCCCTCGCGTCCTGTTCGTTCCCGCTATGCAGGCCGCTGTCCCTTCCACGGAAAGCGGCGAATCGTCCCAGACGCGATTGGCCACCCCTCCAGAGCAAATCGCTGCGTGGAACTCCCAGCGCAACACATCCGTGAATACGTTACCCGTGCCTTCCACGTCATAGGTTTTCCCCGTCAGCATCTGCGTTGCTGTCGTGCTGACCAAGGTATGTGTTGTGTCGGCCTCGTCCAAGGCCGGAAAACAAAACAACATCTCATTCGTATTTGCTACCGTACCTTCTGATAGAAATCCACCACCTGTACAGTCATCACTGAACACGGCTTCGCCCAAATTAAAGGCGGGGTTCCCGACCAGCGTGTCAGCATACTCTAAACTGACATTCAAAATGTCCGTTGCGGCTCCGGCCGTAATGATTCCTGTCGTGCCAGCAATCTCCAATATATTAGCATCGGTAATGGTTTGATCAACGCCACCATCACCGGAAACCGTAAAGCTGCTAAAGCCAGCAGCGCCATCATCGTCAATATCTTTCCATCCTGCCGTACCCCTACAAACAAACACCGACCCGTCCGTGTCGGCATCCGTGTCAAAGTACAAGCGGCCAGCCTCTGCCGCCGCATCGCAAGCCGTCGTGGGCGGTGTCACGGATTGCGCCAGGCGTGGAAAACCCTCGCTGGCTCCGCCCTCGAAATCTACCTGCACCGCTTCGACTATCAGATCTGCCGTTGTCAACGTATCGCCGGTATTGAGCAGGTATACATCAGCGATTTCCGTTGTGCCGATACAATCTGTGCAGATAAGATCGTCCGCTTCAATTGCATTATTCGCAGCCGTTAATGTCTTGTTCGTTAAGGTCTGCGTAGCCGTCTCAGTAACCAGCGTGTGCGTTGTATCGGCTTCATCGAGCGCTGGGAAGCAGTACAACATTTCGTTGATGTTGGCCGTGGTTCCTTCAGACAGAAACCCGCCACCCGTACAATCATTGCTGAAAACAGCCTCACCAAGATTGAACGCCGGATTTCCAGCCAAAGTATCGGCGTAATTTAATGCCGGCGTGCCGGTAGCCCCTTCGGCTGCTGCTGGAAAGCTGGTTAGGCCCGTGCCGGAACTCAGGCTGGCAATGTAATTACCCGTGGTATCTGTCGTCAATGCTACGTCGGCACAGGTGGGTGCGGCGTTGTCGTTTACCGCACGCACGAATTGATTCGTGCAGCTACCAACGCCAGAATAATTTGAGACCAGTTCCGCATCCCCGATCGTCTGGCCTAATAGGCTGACCTCACCGCTCGCATCTGGCCAAGTAACCGTGCGTTCGGCCGTCGGATCCGTCACCTGAAAACGTACCTCAAAAGTATTGGCTGTCTCTCCTTCACAGACCCAACCTGCGGGGTTAACTCCTTCGTTCGAGAATCGGCATTCACCGGCCGCAAGCGTGGGGTCAGAACCAGCATCAGAAAAATCAAAACTTAATGTCAGCGCCGCGCCTTCGCTGCCCGCCGCACCGCCCGTCAAGCCAGTACTCGTAGCCACGCTGGCCACGTAATTCCCCGTGGTGTCCGTGGTCAGCGCCACGCTGTCCGGGCGCACCGTCGCCGTTACCGTATCCGGCCCGCCTACTGCACCATCCGTGAATACAAAATTGATATCACCGGAATCATCAAAGCGTGCAGTGGTGTCGATGGGATCGAAAACTCCAGTATTATCTCCTTGCTCAATCTCGATGGCGTCTCCTGAACCTCCTGCTCCACCATCATCATCGGAACAGACAATTTCATTGGAAGCATTGATCGTTAATGCTCCGGCGTTAACATTGCCAGTACAATTACCAGTTACAGCCCAATCCAAGGTAAGATTGGCAGCACGGGCCGCTATGCTGCGAAATCCAATGTAGTTGACGCCGTTAGCGCCCAACTCCCGCAGGCGAAGCTCCAACTGGTTGTCAATTTCCAGTACACCAGTAAGAACTCCACCGGTAAGCAAAAGATAATTCGATGCCGTGATCGTGTTAGGAACATCGTCATCTACGAGGGCACGGAAAGTTGGGTCGGCAGCAGCACCCGACGAAGGTCCAGCCAAAACCAGATTGGCCGATTGTGTGGCAAAATCCAACCCCGCCACATCCGCGCACGTCGGCGCACCATTATCATTCAACGTGCGAGGGAATTGATTGGTACAACCGCCAACGCCCGAATAATTAGAAACCAGCTCAGCGTCCGCGATGCTTTGCCCCAAGAGGCTAACCTCGCCCGTGGCATCGGGAAACGTAACTGTCTGGTCGGCGGTAGGATCGGTAAAGGAAAAACTGGTTTCGAAGAGATTGGCCGTTGCACCTTCAAAAACCAGGGGCGTGCCCCCGCTCAGCACCTTGGCCGTTAAGTTCAACGTAGCGGCCAAGGCTACGGTCGGTGCTACACCGGGCGAACCAGTTACCGTAATTTCATCGGTCGTGCCCTGAACATTAATCTCGGCGTCTCGCGCTAGTGTTGCTGGTATGTCCCCGTCGGCCAGGGCTGTCCAAGCAGGCGCTGCCGAAACGGTGCCCGTACCCGTTTGGCTCAAGAATTGCCTTGTGGTCGTCGTGTTACCAGCTAAACGCGCCAATGCCGGTGTTGCGTTGACATAAAGAACATCGCCCAGGGTGGTTAGTGGCGTTTGGGCCAAGGCTAGGCTGCCAGCCAACTGTGAAAAGTTTACAGCCGAACACGCTAAATTCCCGCTGGCAGCAATGGCGTTGGCATATTGGTTGGCGGGACAATCCGTGGGATCGGCAGCGAGGGCTGTGGCGGTAGCCGCGTTACCGGTGGTGTAAAGCAATTGCTGACGAGTCGGCCCAGCCGATTGGGTAATGAAAAGGTTAGCACCGTCCCACTCAAAAGCATGGGCCTCGGCCGTCGTCGTCAGCGAACCAGCCTGGAACTTTACGGGGGCCGTTCCTGCACCAGCAGCCCCAGCCCGCACGGTCAGCGTGCCCGTTAATGTGCCTCCCGTGAGCAGTAAATAATTCGAAGCGGTAAGGGTATCAGGAACGTAAGCATCGGTAAGCGCCGTACAGGTGGGTGCAGCATTGTCCACCGCGGCCGTAACTACAAGGTTGGCCCCACACGTACCCACGCCGCTGTAATTCGCAGCTAAAGCAGCGTCCGGTATGGCAGACAAATCTAAACGAGCAATACCAGCACCGGGCGTACTGACGACGAAACCATCGGCCTGGTCAAATTCTATGGTGCTAACGCTGGCCACCGTGGGAACTGTGTCCACTTCGCGGACGGTAATGGTGCCACCGGCTCCGGCCGGATTACAGTCGGCCCCCGTGCTGGTACGGCAAGCCATGCGTGCCGTGCTGCTGTCAAAATAAAAGCGCGCTTTCCCGGCAGCGGGATTAGCGGGCGCAGCCGTACCGGTAAAATCTTCAAAGTCCAGGATGGTAGCGGCATTCTGCAATTGCACTAAAACGGCTGCCGTTTGCGCAACGGCCACACTCAGACTGGCCCAATCCACGGACGCTTGGTCGGGAACGACCTTGACCTGCACAAAGTTTTGTAGCGGCGCTATGCTGCCACTGGCCGTACCCGCCAGGTTGAAAATGGCCCGCGTGCCAAGACCCGAAGGCGTACAACCAGCATTGGGAACCAAGCGCACGCCCAGTGCGCCAGTGTCATCGATCCACTGCCCATCGCCGCGTATCCAGGCCCGACGCCGTGAAGGTACATAGGTATTTCCGCCGCAGGTTACTTCCCTTGGAATGTTACCACGAGTATCTACGGCTTGAAAATCTACAGTGCCGAAGACGACCTGCGTAGCAATGGTATCGGTCTGTTCAAGGCCCGCTTGCGTGGGAGTTTGTTGACCTTGGGTTTTTACAGTACCGGTAACGGTAGTACCGGTTTGGGCTGCGAGGTCGGCAGCAAACAACAGGATTAGAGATAGAAAAAGTTTTTTCACGTTAGACACCACGGCTAAGAACATTGACCTTCACGCCAAAGGTGCAACTTGGCGTAGTGCCAGCAATAGTCCAACTAACGCGCACGAAACGCATCAGGTCTTTTACCGTGCGCAATTGCGTAGAAGCAACGGTTGTTACTTGCGTAAAACCGCCGCCAGTGGCAGAAAAAATGATAGCCTTGTCGGTGCTGTGTTCAACCAAAACATCCAGCGTCGGGGTCGTGCCCGTGCAAGCATTGGCATCTAAGACAAAACCTGCCGCCGAATAATCCTCAATGTTTAGCCAAGCACTTTGGCCCGATGTGGTTTTGGCCGTTTTGGTTTCGATTTCTACAACTGGATCGGTAAATTGACGACCCGTGGCCGTGGTCGTAACGGCAAGGGTTTTGTCTTGACCAGCAAGATTTGCCAAAGCCAAAAGGCTAAAGAACAATAAAAGGGAAATCTTTTTCATGAGAGGCTCCTTTGGGGAGCGGGCCACCTTGCAAGTTCAGCCTTAGAGACAGTCAGGGTTTTGCAAGATGACCCGCTTTGGGGTGAGAAAGAGGCCATTATGCAATGGCGATAAACAGTTCGTTATTGCTCACCGTGGCCGATGCTTTGCTGGGCGTGAAACGGCAACGCAAAGTCTCAGCTCCTTTCTCATATTCGGACAATGCCAGCTGAGACACTGGCATGTTGAAACCGAACATCCGCCCATGGTCATCGCCAATGTGCCCGAAGAGTTTGCGCTTGGTTTTGTCCTCGCTGTCGGTGACGAATGGCAAATTGGTTACGGTTTCTGCGTCCAGCAGCAGGTTGTACACCACCGACCGCCGCCCCATTACCGACCCATCGGCAAACTCACTCCCCAGTGGTACGGGCAGGGCCACAGCCCCATTGCCAAGCGTGAGTTGCAATTCATAGGCTTTAATGGATGTTGTGTCAATCCACACGCCACCAAAGTTACGCGCCTGGGCCAAGTTGTCAAACGTCGGTAGCGTTGGTATGGCCGGTATCGAAGTACGGTTAACACGGCTGGCCGGGCCACGTGCCGTCAATTGGACAATGGATTGATTCATGTCAACTATGAGTTCGTTGACCAGGGCATCCAGAGCCTTACGGCTAAAGCCCGTATTGACACCCGCCGTGTCCCGCTCCCAACCAACCAGCGTCAGGTAAGTTGGTGCAGTGGCTAGGCGATAAATCCTTGCCTTAACCGTGGCACCCGACGCAGGCGCAGCCGTAAAAGCCGGGCTGAAGGTCAAAGTATCTGTGGCGATGGCCGTAATCGGCCGCATCTGATACGTCGTACCAATAAGCACGGCCAAAACGTCACCCACTTGCAAAGTGGCTCCCACGCCAGCACCAACGGCAAAAACCGTGGTGGTCGGCGCTGGCGCAGCTTGCACGGTGGTATTTATGCTGACGGGCGTGGCACCGAAAGCAGCCTGCAAAAGCCGGTCTGCATTGGGAGCCACGACGGGTGCGGCCGCAGGCGCGACCAGCAGATGGGCCACCAGTTCCCAGGTGGCTGCCTGGTTGCCGCCGCGAGCAAAGCCGAACGAAGAGCGGCCGAAACCCTTATCCTCGCGTTCGAGCTGTTCTTGGTTAGGACTCAGTTCGAAGCTGATGACCTGCATGATGTCGGCCGTGACGGGTGTCGCTTCGACGCCTTCGCCCGTTTGTACGGCGGCGGCCAAAAGTTCATTGATAATCGGTACACGAGCCATGTGCGCCCCTCCTTGTGGGCCGTTTGTTAGCTAAAATCTGCCCTGGGCCAGGTGCTTGGCCCCAGGGGGCTGCTGCATTCCGCTGAAGCGCAAAAGACAACCTCCAGCTTGGTTCCCAGGATGGTGCGCAATTCAGCAGCATAATAAACCGCACCACCGCAATCCGGACATTCGCGTCCTTCAACCACTTGTCCCGATTCCATCGTCGCCTCCTCTTTAAGGATTACGTGCATCGCCCAGCCAAGTAACCGTAACGGTAGCCATAAATGTGGCCCAGCCCGCAGCGGCCTCAAACCCAAAGTTTTCGTCCGTAAAGGACAGGCGTACCGTGTTCACTGGGTCTGTGGTATTACCGCGATAGCGGTCGGCCCACAGGGCGCGCATCAGGTCATTTTGCAACTGATCCTTTCGCAGTCGAAGATTGTCCTTTTCCGCCCGCACCCAAGCCCGCACGGCCAGCTGTAAGGTGTGCGGATAATCGTTGTTGTTAATGGCAAGAGCGTTGGCCGCCACGTCATAAGTGCGCTGAAAAACTCCGAGAACAATATTTTTGGCCGGCTGGTCAATGCCCAGCAAATCCCCATCAATGACCTCATCCACGGTGGTTTCATAAACCCCGCCACCCGGTGCACTGGCCGTCGCCGCGATACCAGCCAGTAACTGTTTCACATTCTGTAAAATGTCTTCCCGTATGCTCAAGGGTTAAAAACCTGCCCTTCGGTAACGGGCCAAGGTCGCCTTTACCTCAGGGAGAAAGGCCGCGGAGTTCACAATCATCGAGCCATCCGGTCGCACGACGCTCGTTGCTCCCAAAGCCATACTGCCTGGCTCGCGGCGTGTAAATTCATAAACAACTTGTTGCAAAGCAGCCCATTTTAGATCATCCGGCACGGCCAGGGCTTTCGTGGCATCGGTGGTGCCGGCTTCCAGATAACCCGCCGTGTAATTCACCTTTACAGCATAAGGCACGGCCGAGAACGCACCCGTCACCAAGCGCAAGATTGCTGCTGCTGTGTCAACTTGATAACTGGCAGCCGGCAGGATGGAACCGTCATCGTCCACCGTCAACACCGTAACCACCGGAAAGCGCGCCAACCGTATGGTATCTCGACGATGCAGGCCGTAATGTTCCGTGCCGTAACGCTCCACGGGGCTATCCGTTCCATTGCTGGTAGCCTGTTTTAGGGAATAAGCGGGGCTGCCCAGAATTTCATCCTGTAACACCTGGCTAATCTTATCCAAAATTAGTTTCAGTGCTTTTTCAGCCTCGCCCGTCAGGGCCGCACCGCCCTTCATGTAATCTTTTACGTCCTGCAAACTGACCAGACGGGCCACCGCTTACCTCCGCACCAAGACTAGGCCACGGGGCGTGTCCAGATGTAGAAATTCAGCTACACGAGCACGCAACCAATCAAAAACAAATGTGCGCAAACCACTACTCTTGTCATGGTGGGTGTTGGTGTCATGAATGACAATCAAACCACCAGGGCGCATGAGGTTCCAAAGTTCAATTAATTCCGCCTGTCGTGCATGTTGGTCACTGTCCAAAAAGGCAAAATCAACAGAATAGTTTTCTTTTGCGAGGCGGCGAATAAGTTGCAAGCCTTCACAAACTTGCGTCTCAGCCCAGGCGCTTAATCCGTCCCGGCGCAAAGCCCCTTCCGTGGCTTGCGCGTGTGCCCGTACCGTATCGCACGTGTACAGGTAGCCATGGCCGTTGGTTTGCAAACCCCTAGCAAGAGCCAAGGTTGAATGGCCCAGGTAACAACCCGTTTCCAAGACCAAATGCGGTTTTGTGGCCGTAACCAATGCTGTCAGTAACGCCAAGATTTCCAACTCGGCGCTTTGCGAATCATAACAAGACCAGCGTTCTGGCCGTGGACATTCCGGTGTTGGTACGGCTAACTCTGTTCTAACGGCGTGCTCCATAGGTAGCCCAGGTGATGCGCACGCAGGTCGGTAAAATAACCCGTGCGAAAACCCTTCCGATGCATGGCGGCACAGTGGTACTCGTCATAACCGTGCGGCCCGCTGGGTGGAAAATTCGTCAGAATGCCCTTACGAATCACACGAACACCACCACAGCTGGGACTCTCAAAGATGTTCCCATCGAGAAACAAACCGGGCACGGGTTGTGGATTGTCCGGCGTGGTACGAAAAGACAACTGGCCGTAACCGGGGTAGCGATGAAAAAGTTTCTCCCCGCTTTCCAAAGTGCCCTTGCCCAACAACCAGCAATCTTCATCGGCCAGTACATAAGGGTCAGTTTCGGCCAACTGTTCAGCGACATCCCTACGCACGCGATCGCTGTCCACGCCAGGCCAATGGCCAACAACATGCGTGCGAAAGTTCCGCGTGGCAACGGCGGCCCATTTACCGAATTCCAAAATCATCAAACGCGCTGTCGGTTGCTCGGCCCAAAAGGCCAACACGGCCCTGGCTAAACCTTCCCGCATGGCGCCGACCGCCGTTACGCTAACGAGAACATCCACGGGCTTGGGGTTCGATCCAGCCTACGGAACGGCTTCTGGCACGGGTGCGGGCACAGGTTCTGGCGCTGGTTCGGGGACGGGTTCAGCTTCGAACCAACAGCGACCCCAACCTTGTACCGCTAAATCCGGATAAGCGGCCGCAAATTGTTTTTGCGCTGCTGTTGCGTAGTCAACAGCTTCCGCATCATCCACGGTCACTTCTGTTTGCACCGTGACAATCAAACCCACTTTCATGTCAGGATTTCTCCTCTCATGGAAAATCCTCCGGAGAGCGCCGCATAGGACGGTATGCCAGCACCCTCCGGAGGAGAAAAAACCGTTACGCGGCGGCCTACTGGATACCGTCGCAAATGGCAATGGCCGTAGCGAAGGCTGGTTGCAAGTCCACACGCGCCATGGCGCGAATGGCAATACCGGCAGCCTTAAACTCGGCATGCTCCGAGATGTCAATCTCCACACCCTGTGGCCCCGTTCCGACGCCAATATAGATACTCGGCATACGGACGAGTTGGAGTGTGGTCAGGTTCGTGCCCGTGCCCTTGGCTTCGTTGATGGGTATCTGGCTGGACGTGAACACGGGATAACCGAACAGCGTGGGGGCTTCGGCCTGAGAACGCTGGTCGAGAAAGAGCGGCAGGTTGTTAGCATCCTTCAGGTTGCGAACAACCCGCCCAACCCGTGGATGATAGAACCAGACGCGCCCATCCTGCGGCACATCGTCCTCGTCGGCCAGGAAAATGGTCTGCGACAAATCATCGTAAATCAGCGCACCACCGTTGGCCCCGTTACCGGCAGCACCCGTTTGGTTGATGCCGGCCACGGAACGCATACCGGTCGGACGGTTGGCCCCGCTGCCCGTCAAAAAGCCCAAGTCCACGAACCGTGCCAAGGCACGAGTCATTTGGGCCTGGACGGCAGCGTCCACGGCTGGGCCACCTTCCCGGAAGAATTCCACCGAGCCAACGGCATAACCGCGTGCCGTGAAGAGGTCAAGAACCACTTCACCCGTTGCCGCAGAGCTTTCCGTGCTGGCCACGTTCTCACCCAACCACTGGAACGTGCTGTCGGCGTCGAAGCGCGGAATGTGCATCTTTTTGGCCGTAATGGGGATGACGGTCGGCCCAGCCCGAAAGACCACGGCCAGCGCTTTCATTTCCTCGATAATGGTTGTGTCCCATTCTTCGGGAAGCAGAAGGCCGCCCGCAGCACCCGTGGCCGAAGCCAGAGCCTTTTTCAGGTAATCCACTTCGGCCGTGTATTGCTTTTCCGTCGGCCAATCGCGCTGTTTTGCCCACCGGGCCAGGCAAAAGCACAACTTGGCCAGAGACGTCTCCTTACCATCCTTGCGCTTTTCGCGCAAAAAGGCCGGAGCCTGCTTCATGGTGATGATTTCTTGAAGCAATTTGTCGCTGGCTTCGGTTTGTTTCCTTACCGCCCCGGTCAATTCCTGGTTGACGACCACCTGGGCTTCCAGGGCCTTCTGCACCGCCTCTTGACTGGCATAACGCACGTCCAGCTGTGAGAAAACCCGACCCATGATTTCTGGCGTGACGGTTTGCACGCTCATAATAAAGCCTCCCTGTTGATTTGGAAACAGCCCCAACAGCGCATCTGCTGTGCGCCAGGGCACGTGCCGCGCCAAGCGGTGCTGCGCAGCTTTTATCGAGGGCCGCTGACGAGGGCCTGCTCGCACGGTCAACGGGCCGTGAACCGTGAGTTTTTCTACTGGGGTACTCGCCCCGCTACCTCAATGGCAGCAAAAAGCCTTCCCACCATCTCTTCGCTAAGGACGGTGGGACTTGGCTTGGATTTTAGCTCAAGTAAAAGCTCCTGTAAAGGATTTTTCTCATCTTCGCCAATAGCCTGTAAGATAGCCTCCACGGTAAGGCCGTCATGGCAATGACAAGGTTCAGACTTTTCCGTGGGTTTCTGGCTGGCTTTTTCCGCCCGGTCGCAAACGACCAGGCTTACTCCAGTCGGCAGGTTTTCGGTTAACGTAACGTAACTGTCCGGGTCGCACTCGTCGGGTGGAAACTGGCGGAAGCGGAAGCTGTTTTCGGTTTCGTCCATGTCGGAGCTTTTGAAATCGTGATCCGACAACCATTGCTGGGCTTCCGTAGCCGTCCAATTGTCTTTGTTGAAAATGACGGTTTGCACGGCCGAAGCCTTCAATACGGGCGCTGCTCCCCGTGAATAATAACCCAGGGGGCGGAAAACTGGCCCTTGCGCGGTTTTCCCCACGGTCACGGCCAACAAAATGGGCGTCCCAGCCTCATAACATTGCAGAATGGCGGTCAAAGCCCGTGTGGCAATGGTTTCCAAACTTGCTGCCTGCCCGATGCCAGGAGGCTGGGGCAGCATGCGGGCACGCTCCTGTCCCGTTTCGTCCGTCACAACAAAAGCATAGGCAAGGTTTTCCGTGCTTTCCATTGTTCCTTCAACGGGTACGGGTTGCCCTTCGAAGACGCAAAAATCTTCTTGTTCATCGGACGTAACTGGGCGGAAACTTGTGGGCAGGGAAATGGGTTCATTTTGCAGGGAGAGCTTGGCTTTGGCTGGCGTCCAACGCGGGTCGAAGGAAGAAAATAATTCGGCCGTAACTTGACCGGGTGTGACGCAGGCCGGCAAAAGCCGATGCCGGACACCAAGGTTGTTCAAAAATCCGCTCAGCGCACGACGACTGAAATTCTCTACGGAAGCCGAAAGCTGAACATTCGGGTTGGCCAATTTTACGGCCCGCAAAGCCGGGAGCCAGGCCCGATCCACGGCCAGAGCTTCGGGATTGGCTGGCACCGTGACCAGGCTAATCTCAACCAGTTCCTGACGCTTGTAGCGCATATGCGGCCAGTCTTCCACGGGATCTTCATCGTCCAGGTAGAAAAATTCCCATTCCAAGGGGATAAAACCGACGCTCACGGCATTCAGATAACCGCCACGCACTAAGCGGTAAAGCGTTTCTGCCAGGGGATATTGTTCGGCCGTGGCGAACTGCATGGTCACACGCAGCGCGCCGTTGCTTAGGGTAATGGCCGTCACGCGGGCCACCGGCAAATCCCAGCTGGAATGCCCGTAAAGAACCACGGGATTGCGCAAATAATTTTGCAAATCCCAACCATCCTGCTCGATCACATCCCCCCAGCGATCCATTGCCGATGTGGAGGCGATAAAACTGACTTGGCGCTTTTCCTCATCGTCATCGTGAAGGCTCTTCACCGATAACGCCAAACCCAAGTACATGGCTTCAGGGCTGGCCGCCACGGGGCCAGCCAAATTCTTTGCACGCCGATTGTGCGGGATGTGATAGGGACGGTCGAACCGCACGGTTAGTGGTGCGGTGCAAAGGCCTGTCTTTGGATCGCAGCAAAGATTAACTGACATCGTCGTGCTCCTTTGGCCCGCTTAATTCACCAATTGGGCCAGATGGTCAAAAAAATTAGACAATTCCGTGGTCGTACGAAACGCCTTAACCTTTTCGCGTAAACGGGCTGCCGTTTCCGAGGCAGCTTGGCGGTTACCAAGGATTTCCGTCAGTAAATTTTCCGTTCTGCCCGTTGGCAATGGCGCTTGGCCGGCGGAGAGGCGTTGCAGGGCCATGTTCTTCAATTTGAGCAAACCTGCCGCCAGCCCCTTGCCCGGCGTGGCAGGCACGGCGGGGGCTGCAATTTCATCTTCGATCTCCAGGCTAAATTTTTCTTTGGCCAGCTTACGAGCTTCAGCAGCGGTAAGAATGCGTGCCGCCGCCAGCTTGGCGAGGGCCGTGGCAAAAGCATCGAAGGCCAAGCTGTACTCGCGCCGATCTTCCGCCATAGCCTCGACACCTGACAAGTCAAACCGCAGCGCAAGTTCCGGATCGCCGAAAAAGGGTAGTAATTGTTCGTTGAGTTTGTCCTCGATATCCCGCATCTGCGGCAGAAGAATGTTCTCCCAGAAAATACGCCGTGATTCACGAGCCGAAGCGCGATTGGCACTTTCCGGAACGCCCAGCAAAAAGCGCGGAACACCAAAGCTGCCGCCTATTTTATCGCGTACCGCCGCGCCAAGGCGTTCAAAGTCCATATCTTTGGTGGTACCACTAAAGCTCTCGAAATGCGCATCATTGTCCAGGGCCATGACCACATGCTCGTTACCCGCACCGGCCAGCTGGTCTAGGGCGGCCTTGATGCGAGCCATCTTCTCTTCGGAAACCTCATTTTTCAGAGTAATCAGGCCCGACAGGCGCAATCCGTGTTCAAAAAAGTTGCTGTTACACAATTCAGCAGCGTAATCCATATCCGCCGATTGAAAGGCCGGTAACAACGGGGGCAGGGCTTTGGTATCGCCCTTGGGATGAAAGAATAAAAGCGTACGATTTGCCAAGCTGGAATGCGTGTCCGAGTTTCCATATTTTCCCAAGCCACCAGACGTCCCTCTTCGAGATGGGCCTTGGTACGGTCGGCTGGCAATAGATAAAGTCCCACCGGAGGTTCCTTCGGCGTGGGAGGAGTTTTTTCCAAATCCGGCCACTGCATCCAAAGAAGGCCTGGCGGATATTACGCCAAATGCAAAGCGCCTCAATGAGATCGTTGCCGCTTTGGAAGGAATTGGGTCGTGCCATGAGATGCAAAATACGTTGTGCAATTGGGCCGTGGTCTTCTGCGGCTGGAGTACCGGGCCGTTCCCGCATAACCCGTAGCGGAACACCGCCAATGTTCTGTGCAATGGCAAACGCAGCTCGATAGACCCACACATTCTTGTCAATGGCCTCTTCCAAGGGCAAGCTATCAGGAGCGGTTTGCGGCGCACGTCGCAAGACCGGTTCTCGGCTGCCGCTACCCTGCCGACCGAAAGGAACGGGCGTGGCTGGCCCCCGCGTCAAGGGTAAGGGCAAGCGTTTATTGTTCGGGATCTGTCGCATGGGCCAAGGACGTTTCCGGTTCGGAATCTTCCACGCTCTCCGGTTTGGGATCTTCCACGCTTTCGTTCACTGTCGGATGGCTTACCAACGGAACGGCGGCCACGGCCACACCCAAAATCGGCACAGCGCCAGCCTTTTCTGTGCTCTCAAAAACCGTTTCTGCACCGCACGTGGGACACGTCACCTTGCCGCCGCAATAGCGGCTGGCCGTGAATTCCACGAGCAAGTTTTTGCAATTACCACAGACCAATTGCATTTGGTGATTCATGGTTTGAACCTCACTTTTTCAAAGTCCGGTTACAGACGGCTTCATACTCGGCCCAATGGCCACCAGCGGCAATAAAGGCGCGGGCCATTTTCAATTCGTCTCCAGCCAGCAGTAAAGCATTGTACTCCTTACGTTCCACGCTAGTTTCGCCGCCATCCAGGTGTGCCCGCTGGCAGGCAGGTGCTCGGCCCAACAAACCGGCCCAGGCTGCTTGCAACCTCCTCCAAATGGTAGCCAATACATTGAATACAAAGAAATTAATATTTCTCATCTGCCATTCCTTTTTTACTTGACAAACGCTGCGCTATGTTATATACTAGCTCATGGTGAGAAGCAGCACCCAAGGGGTCGTTCCATGAACACGATAAACAAAGCGTTCAATCAACACTGGGAACATCTCGCCCGCATATTCCCAGCGGCGCACCTGCCTTCGGGTGAGTCTCTTGACTTACGCAGGCGACCAAAGCTCAACCAGAAGGAATGGACAGCCTTTATCAGTGCCTTCCTGGAAGTCACAGGTATCGGTCTCAGGAACGGCTGGGTTCACATCCATGTAGGCTTCTCTGGCACCGGACGAATGTTGTATGTACCGGACGAAATTTCGAACGGGCAAAGGACATCATGAGCGATCATGACCAATCCCAACTTACAGCAGCAGCCGGGCGGCTCAGCCAATGCCTGTTTTACTTCCAGAGCACCGAGGGCGCTCGCTACACCATCCAATTCTTACGACGCGGGCGGCAACGCCGTTGGTTCTGTTCCTGCCCGGATTTCTGCTATCGCAGGCTACCCCGTTTTCGCCACTGTAAGCACATCCGTCTGGTACGACTGCTGGCCCTTAACTCTGGACTTACAGCGCGAAAACTGGTCACGGCCCTTATCGCGCAAGGCGGTTTGCGCTGGCCGGCCTGACAAGGGGAAACTATGAAAGTCCAACTGATTGAAATCGGTCGCGACAAAGTATCGCGAACCGTGGACGTTGCCGATGAACGGTCACTGCGCGTTGAAATCAAAAAACATTTAGCCAGTCGCTATGTTGAACTCGATTGGTGCACGTCCAAACGGGCCATAGTTCGTGTTGGCCGTCGTGTCGTCGGCGAGGTGGCATTTTTCGAAAGCTGAGAACTTGCCATCCTAAACCACCGGCACGCCGCCTGGCCCGAACTCTCCCCGCCGCTCGCCGGGCCGTGGACGGTGTAGAAAACGGCTACGCCTTTCCAAAGAATTACGCCGCCGCGCCGTGCGACTTAACGGCAAGGCCGTAACCAACCGGCTACCCGTCAACAATAAGCTCAATCGTTGCAGATTTATGGCATCCGTGTTGGCTGCCAAAATTTTCAGCTTCAAGCGGTCGGTTTTGACGGTGGTTAAATCCGTGCCGGTAAAACTGAACGTTCTTAGGCCCGTGCCGGTTTGCGTGGCTGGTTGGCTGCCAACTTGCACGAGATCCAGGCCCGTCGGCCCGGCTCGCCAAATTTGGGCCGTGTAAGACAAGACGGCTGGCGCTGCTGCCAGTTGCAAATCCAGAGTCCAAGCTCCAGCCGGCCAGAGGGTCAAGCCGGGAAAGGCTGGACCGGTTAGCCAGGTCGCCACCGGGGACAAAGCCGCTCCCGCTGCTACGTCTATGTCCAAGGTAAAGGGTAAGGCGGCCTGGTACTCGGCCAGGATACGCATGGCCGCCACGTCACCAAAACCCTCGCGTAAATAAAATTCCTGTTGTGCCATGGCCCGTGTTACGTGTCATTGCTGTTCAATTTTGGCACAATGGCTTTCAAGCCAGGCACAAAACTGAGCAGCGCATCCAGGCTAAGCCCGCTAATACCAGCCGTCCAAGGGGTTATGCCCTCTTCCCAGGCATCAATAAATCCTTTCGGCAGGGTCCATCCTATCCATTCGGCCAGCGTCCCTATCATGGCTGGATTGTCAATGATAAAGCCAAAAACCATCAAATCCGCAAAAATTCGATAGGCCATGCGTATCCCGCGATGCCGGAGTAAGACTCGCCAAGTATTGGCCGGATTGTTGTGGGCACGACGGACGGTCTCCAGCTGTAGAACCTGATAAAGAGCCAAGCCCAAGAAAAATGTTAACCAAACGGCCCACCCATGTGCATGTGTCATGACGATGTTAACCTCCCAGCTTAATTTTTCCTAACTTAATGGCCACGGCCAAACGTATCCGGTCGCGCAAGCCCAAGCGCCGATAGAGTCGGGAAAGTAGATTCTTGATGGTTTGTTCGCTGCGACTTACGACTTCGGCAATTTGCTTGTTAGAAAGACCCGCCATTAAACCCTCAATGACGCTGCGTTCCGTCTCAGAAACCTTAACGGCGGTCGCGTGCCGCGATGGCGACAATGTGTTGGTAGGTTTCATTAAACTGAGCACGCATTTCGCGAATGTCTTCGCGCATGCCCTGGATGTTGTGCTCCATGCGCTGGAACATAAGGTTCTGATTGGCCAAGACCGGGGCAATGACCGTCGAAAAACCTCGTGCCACACCGGCTTCTTGTTTCTCAATCCAGAAATCCACCGTCTGCCCTCCGGCCGTAATGTCCCGTACCGATGCTTTTGAATAGGAATTTTTACGGTTTCCGGTGTGTTCTACGTACCAGCGTAAGAAGTCCAATCCCTTCCAAGTCACCACCATTGCCAGGCCCGCCACGCCCAACTGTATGGCGGTTTCGTTCATGGCTGTTGCAATGCCCGGTTCCAGTGCTTGCCTGTCCGGGCTTCCAGGATTTTCATGGTCGTCAGGATGGACTGGTTGGTTGAGAAGATACAAACTTGCTCAGCTTCGCCGGGCAGCTGAAAAAAGATGACCAGATAATGGGATTCAGCACGATAGGCCGTATAAAGGAACCAGTAATTCTGTTGCGCCGTGTAGTATTCCAAGCGTTGTACCGTGCCGTACGGGATTGTGAAAAGCACGGCCTTGTCCCGCGCAAAAGCCAAGCCTTCCTTCTCCTTGAGAATTAGCATTCCGCGTGTGCCCGGTTTCACCGGGAAATTGCCGGCCTGATAACGCACCTTCAACCCTTCGGCATTGGCCGCCACGCCCAGCAGTGCACACAAAAGCAGGCAACGTATCTTGTAGGCGAAACCCGCTGGCCCATGCCTTTGTGCTTGGGCGAGCTTGGCACGTTCGAGTTGCTCCTGCTTGAGTTTTTCTTGTTTCGTTAATTTGCGGCGTTTACGCACGTGGCCCGCCTTACCTTTCTGACATTGTTTGTTTTTCCTGCGGTTGGTAGCGATCGTTACCTACCGCTCGCCTTTCCAGGCGGCAGGGGCGGCAATGCGTGGGAGGGTGGAACTTGTGTTTGGCGAAAAACTTTTGTTCTCCCGCCGTCCAATTGAATTCCTTGTTGCAGGAACGGCAAAGTAAAACCTTATCTCGCACCATGCCCTCCTATGCTCAAGTGTACCAAGCCCCCGCCCGCCGACCGGCCGACGGTTACGGCCATATGGTTGGCCAGCATAAGGGCCGTCACCATATCATCGTGATGTTCGCCACGTGCGCCCAAGTGCCAGCTGCCGCCAGCCAGGTAAGGCTCAAAATATTCCAGTTCATCATCCAGCCAGCGCAATGCCAAGGCCGCTTCGTCCGTCAGCGGAATGGCATCCGGTGCGCCGTGCCCCGCCGCCACGAGGGCTTTGCGGCGTTCGGCGGTTGCGGGTAAAAGCAATTCAGCCTTTTCCAAGGTTACGCGCAACTGGTCAGCAATCAAGCTCTTACTGGCGGCTGTAAAGACAAAATCCGAAACCCCACTACAGCCTGCTGCTCGTAAAAGCTCATTGGCCGTCTCTTGGCTTCGGTCAGCCGCGCAAGGAGGATTACCATAAGCCTGGAGTTGCGCGGCTACGAGGGGCACCTGTGCCGTGTACTCGACGTGCGGCAAGCGCCCGACCGCCACCATGCGGGCCGGAACCACATCCACCCTTACCACCGCCCAAGCCGTAAAATCCCGATGCCTCCCCCAGTCCACGCCGGCCACGTAACGCCCAGCTTTCTGCGGTGCTTCCCAGCGACCAGTCCAAACCCCAGGGGCAGGATTGAAAAAACGTCCAAAATCACTGACAAACTCGGCCAAAATTTCCTGCCGGTACGTGCTTTCCGGTAACCAGTTGCGAGCCTCGTCCAGGCGCTCACGACGATTGGTCGGATTATCGTAGCTGATAGCACGGCTGCGATGCCAGAGTGGATCGCGTCCATCGGCCTGACACCAAAGGGTGCGATAGGTCCAGTTACGAAGCCCCTTGGGGGTAAAGTTGAAAATTGCCCAACCGGCCAGCCGGGGTCCAACCGCCTCGGTCCAGGCAGTTTCCGTGATGTAGGAGGCCTCGTTAAAAACCACACTGGAACGCCGATGTCCGCGTAGTGCATCTGGCTCCATGCCGGAAAAGAACCACCATTCCGAACCGTTCCATAGCCGGTAACAAAGGTCAACGCGGCTGATCTCACGTATGGCCCGCGCCGGCAACAGCCAGCGTGCCCGTCTAAAAGCATCGCGGGCAAACTTGCTGTCGCGATCCACCCATAAATGGTCGCCACGATGGCCTACGGCGTAGGCGGCCTGGAATTGTGCCGAAAACCAGGTCTTACCGGCCTGCCCACCCCAACAGAGAACATTGAAGGGGGCAAAATTTTCCTTGACCGTGGCCTGATGTGGAAAAAGTTCTGGCGCACGAATGGTAATCGGTTGCAACAAGGATTTTAACCGCTCTGAACCGGAGGTTTCATCGCGTCTTTCGGCTCGCTCATGGGCAACGGTCTTCTCTTACCTCTCGGCTCGCTCTGCTCAAGTGAATTTTGTCAAACCTCACGGCTCGCTCTTGGTTGCCGACCCACCAGCTCACGACCTTTGGCTTTGTCACTTTAAGGTTCATGGGGTTTTGAAAAAGGGCTTAATTCAAGCCCCCCGGTGTCGGTTGCTCAAAGTTGTATTTTTCGACCAGGAAAGGGTCTTCCCCAAACTGGTAGATGAAACCCGTGTGCTCGTGAGCAATCTCGGCCCGTTCCGTCCAGCCCAAAACGAACTGAAAATACAACTTGATAGCCGCTAGGTCGCCTTCCTCGGCCCGTTTTACCAGGGCTGCTACGACGGGCTGCAACCTTTCCAGGGTAAGGCTACGCACGGCCTTGGCTAGCTCGGCGATGAAATCCGGTTCCATTTTCCAACGCGAAAGCTGTGGCGGATGAAGCCGCAGGCGATGGGCCAGTTCGGTTTGCGTAGCGGGGCTGCGTGCGTCCGGTGGCGTCAGTAGCCAGGCCATGAACCGCCGCCTTGCCTCGGCCGTGCGATCGGTGCGTGCGAAGCGCCCCTCGCCGTCAAATTGGGGTTGAAATTTCTTTTCCTGTTTCATCGGTCAACGCTCCACGTAAATCTTTTTTCGGCTTCTCCTGGGCTTCCAGAAAACAGTGTAAGCATAGGGGAAGCCAGTTGGCCGGGAATCTTACGGCCCAACCTCCTGCTTGCCTAGTACGCTGCAAACGTCGGAAAGCGTCGGGCAACAAAATGCAATGGCAAAAGGCACAGCGGCCTGCATAATACTCCACCCGTCCAAGCCATTTCCCCGCATCCCCGGCTTGGGGGTGGCCAGCTTGCCAAAGCCAAACCGTCTCCACGGGGACGCCCAACAGTCGGGCCAGTTCAAAATCACCAAAATCCCGCTCCGCCGTGGACAAGGCTGCAACGGCTGCCTTAACACCGTCTATTACGCTACCCGCCCTCATGACCGTGATTATCGCTCGGTGGCAGAGGGATTTGTCCGTTCTTCCGGCTCTCCGATAGAGAAAGGTGCGAGGCAGGCGTCATGCCACTATGAACAGTGGTGCGGATCTCTCCGTAGTAGTGATTTCCAAACTGAAATCCGACATATTCAAACATGCGCACCGACGGCTGGGCCGCACAAGGTTCCTCGGCGTCTAACGATTGGTCGTAGAACGCCGGTGTAGCCAGGACGAACACTGGAACATAAACGCGGAGGGGTAAACACGCGCTGACGCGAACCGCCAGCTGGTTCCCATCACGCGTCAGGCGTGGACGCAGCTGTTGTTCGATCGCTACCAAGATCTCCAAGCGGGCAGCAACCAGTTTCTGCTCCAAGTAAGGTAGCAACACATCAAAGGTTTGCCGCTTCATTTCCTTCTGGTTTTCAGGCAGTATCGGCCATGGGACGAGGTTGGCATTAAACCTTGAGCAGGAATAGCTCTCATTGCAGAGGCCGCACTTTTCATCCGGCCCATGAAATCCCCATGTGCGTTGTGTGGCGCACCAGTGTTGATGCACTAGCTGCCCTACTCGCTCGCGGTCGAACTCGTTCAAGGATACGGCTCGCTCCTAGATTTCGTTGTGTTCCTACTTTGCCACTTTCGGCTCGCTCCGACCTTGCGTTTTGACCGCTTCTGGAGCTTCGGCTCGCTTCATTTTCTCGGCTCGCTCCGACCTGTCGTCGTGACCGCTTCAACACTTCTGGCTAATATAATCGGAAAACCAAGCCAGCCGAGTAGCGGTAGGTGTGCTGGCGGCTGCCGGCAAATTGTGTCCGTAGGTAATCGGCCTGTGCTAGGCGTAGGGCCAAATGCCTATTGAGCTTCCAGTCCAAGCCTGCTCCTGCGGCCAGGGCGAAAACCGTTTCCGTCTGGCCGATGGTTACATCCGGTGGCACGGTCAAGCGTGCTTGCCGGTTACGGCTGAAATCAAAGATATCGGTAAGCTGGTTCGCTTCCGTGGCGCGGGCCACGCCGAACAAAACCTGTCCATACGGTCTGACCCGCCCACGTGCCAAGCTAAAGCGCGGGCCAAAAAGCCAGGTGTGTACGCGGTTGCTCTTTGCGCCAACCAAGTTCCCGTAAGTTCCCGTAAACTCCCCGCCTAAGCCCAACCATCGTGTTGGGTTCAAGAACAAGTCGGCTGTCCAGCCGTTCAGCCTCCCCGTGGCCGGCAGGCGGGCGCGGTTGTGTGCGTAGCCCGCCCCCACCTCAACCAAGGGCCATTCCCGTGCCGATGCCGAGGGGCGCGCCCCGGCCATGGAATTCGGCAAAACATCCACGCGCCAATCGCCAGGAGAATCTTGCCCCTTGGCATTCACGATGAATCCGAAAAACCAAAGCACAAGGCCCATCGCCGGTAGCCAAACCCAAAGCCACCGTGTGCTCGCGACCTTCTTCGACATGATGAACCTCCTTGTCCTTATATTAGAACCTACCGCAGAGTTTGTCAAGAGGGTATTTTAGGAATCCTAAAATTAGGCCCAAGCCTCCACGATGAGCCGTGCCGTTCGCTGTCCGTTTACCAAGCCATCCAAGAGATTCCCGTAAAACCCATGCCGTAAACTGTCCGGTCTTTTCCCAGGACTCATGCGTGCCGAACCTCCGGCCAACATTCGGAAGCATTTTAGCTGCCTATAGACACGCAACGGGTATTGGCGGCAGGCCGTACCGCATCGTAACTCTACCGTCTGCACCCCCGTGTTGCGAAAACATTCGTCACCAGCCACGACGCTTCTCTCAATTAGATAAAAACGGCCATGTTGTTCCAGTAGGGCGGGACGTTCGGGGCTTTTGTTAACCGCGAAAGTCAACATGCTCGGAGGACACGACGAGCTTGCAAGCCTGCGCGACCGCCTACGTGGGCACACCCAGTCACCCAGTTAGTCGGTCGTCGGGAATAGTTTGCCGCCTGGGTCATGGGTTGTAAAGGTTTTTTTACGTTTTTTTTGAAGGCATCAGAAGGTACGTGTGCTCGCCCACGACTAAGCGAGCTACCCCGTCGGCAGCCGTTAAAGCAAACGTCACTGTGGTATCGCGATGTAAACGCAGGAAATCTAACCAGAACATAGCATTGAAAAATACCTTCATTTGCCCCCGTGCCTGCACACTACAGTTTTCCTCATAATGGCCCGTGGCGCTGGCGGCGTGCAGGGTCAGGCGATTGTCAGCAAAAATCATCTCGACTAAATGCGGTGTCGCTTCGGATTGACCGCGATTTTCCGTAACAATCAAGGCACGTTCCAAGGCGGTAAGTAAGGACGTGCTTGAGAATTTACCAAGAACAACAATTTTTTCTTCAGCGGGAATTACCGAGCGGTAATCCGGAAATTGACCTTCGGTGCGGCGGGCGACCATTTCACAACCAGGGCCACGAAAGAAGAGATGTCCAGCGGAACGGCCGACCTCCAGAATGCCGCCAGTGAAAATTTCCGTTAGAAAATGTACGGCTTTGGTGGGTATGAGCATTTTCTTGATGTTGCGTGCCCAATCCACAGCTATCATACACAGGCGATGCCCCGTACAGGACACCATGATACCTTCGTCCATAAGAACAGCATTCAAAGCGTAGCGCGTACCGGCCTCGTCACCCAAAGCAATGGCGGCCTGCGCGAGTGCTGAATTCAAGGCCGCGACCGGCAAACTGGCTAAGGGTTCTTCCATTTGGGGCCAGGCCGGAAAATTTTCTGGCTTTAAGCCATGTAAACGAAAACTGCTACCGGGGCAAGCAATAACAGTGAAATTGTCCTGCGTAGAAAATTCCATAATACTACCCGTAAAAGCCTTGGCGATGAGCGACAACTTGTCAGCCGGTAAAGCTACGGCCCCTTCTGCTTTCACGGCGGCTGGTACTGCCAATTGACAAGCAATCTCCGTGTCACTGGCGGCCACGGAAAGAGAACCCTTTTGTGCCCTCAATAGGAAATGGCTCAAAATAGGTATTGTTGTTCGGCGCGCCGTGGCCCGACTGGCCGTATTGAGCGCAAGAGTGAAAATCTCAGCAGCGACAGAAAATTTCATTGTGGCCTCCAAAAACCATTTCCTTAAACCTTTCGGCGGAATTGCCAGGCATTATCCGTTGACCATGTGCAAGCGTTGGTGGCAAGGCGCACAGAGGGTTTCCAAATTTGTCAACCCGTCATCACGGCGACCACCACCCATTCCACGCCGCTGCCTATGGTGAATGTGGGCTAGGGGTAAGCCCGTTTCTCGTCCTATGGCGCTGGTAAGCGCCGTTAATTGCCTACAAAGTCTTCCTTTATGCCAAGCACAATCTTCCGAGCAAAGGCAGCGTCCGCCGTCTCGAAACCAAATTTGTCGTCGTCGGCCTGCCCAAGGTTGCCGGCTTGACTTAGGCGTTTTCGTTTTCATCGGCAGGTTCCGGTTCGGTTAACAGGGGGCCAAGTTCCAAAATTTGTTTCTTCAGTTCCTCCATGCGTTCAGGTTTTTTGTCAAAAAATTCTATTATTCCAGCCCGCCCCTGTCCCAGGCGCTCCTCTCTCCATTGATACCAGGTGCCGTTACGGGTAATGAGTCCAGCCTTTTCGGCCAGTTCAACGATTGCTGCCCGCCCGTCCACGCCCACGGGATGACAACGGCAAAGCCCACTGTAGATATCCAGTTCGGTTTGCCTAAAGGGCGGAGCTACGCGATTTTTTACCACTCGTAAGCGGCTGCGTATGCCGACAACATTATCACCTTCTTTTATATTGGTGACGCGGCGAATCTCCATTCGAACGGCAGACCAATGTTTCAGCGCATAACCACCGGGCGTATCCTCTGGATTTCCATATTGAACGCCAAATTTAATCCGGATCTGGTTTATGAAAACCAAGGCCGTACCCGACTGCGCCAAGCAACTTTTTAGTTTCGGCAACCCTGGCTAATTAATCGCGCCTGCAAACCCATATACGACTCACCCATTTCGCCTTCCAGCTCAGCGCGAGGAACTAGTGCTGCCAGCGAATCCACGACAATAAGGCTGGCCTGTTCG